GTATTAACAGGAACATGCTTAATTCTCTTAACATCACAACCAAGAGCTAATGCTGTTCCTTTATCAACTGCTACTTCTGAGTCAAAAATAATTGCATGATTTTCTGGGTCCTGTTGTAGAAACCTTGAAACAATTTTTAACATTATTAAAGTTTTACCACAACCAGATGGGCCAGAAAATCCGCAAATTCTTCCATTTGGAATACCAAGATATAGAGAACCAGATACAATTGCATTTAATGCATATGAACCAGTATCAACCCAACTATCTACAATAGACAGAGGACTAGCATCAAGAATTGAAGCATCTTTACCATTTAAAGAAGCTAATGCTTTTTCTAATATGGATGACATATTATTTTATTCTTTGAATAATTGTACAGGAGCTGGTCCTGGTGCTTGACCTGGAGTAGGTTGAATTTGTCCTGCACCTGGTGGAGCTACTACAGCACTAGGGTTAAAGATCTGTTCATATTGAGAGTACAGACGGAAATCAAAACCACCTTCAAAATCAATTTCAGTAATTTGATCTCTATTATACTTATAATTTATAGATGCATTCTTATCACCAAGAAATTCTTTGAAAAAGATAGGTAATAATTGAAGAACCATTTGACCAGTTTGTTGTCCAGTTTGATTCATTTGTGGCTGAACATTAATAACTACAGGGTTCTTAACTGTAATTGTTGTATCTGTTTCTGTTAATTTCTCAGCGATAATAGTTCGCTGAACTGAATCATTAAATGTAATTAATTTGTTGTTATCCATAATGTATTTTTTTCCTTATTGTAAATTTCCTTACTCATATATTATCACATGAGGTTCGAAATAATCTACAATAATTATTACTATAAAGATTCTAATAAGTCGAATAAATCACAAACATATTGATTTTTTACATCAATCATTGACCACTCTACGCATTCATACATTCTTTCAGTAGCCGGTTTAATCAACTTTTCAAACATCTTTTCAAAATCCGGTTTAAGTAGTTGTTTAAACTCTTTAGGATATTGATTAATGAATGCTATACTCTTAATATTATATTTATTAGCAGAGATAGTATAAAACCACTTTATTTTTTGACCATTTTTAATTGGGTCATATACATTATCTACATTAAAATTCTTTAATAATAAATTATAAAATAATGCAGATTTAACATGGACAGGTGTTCCTTTTGCTGGACAATATCCATCAGCCTTTACAGCATATTTGTTATAATCGTTAATACTCGATCTAAATGCTAAGTCTTCTAATGGAAGTTTTTTAAATTCTTCATATACTTCTTTATATACTTCATTAGTTAATCTGCGATCTTTAGAATAAATTAGTTTTTCAATCACTCTTTTAATGAGAGATTTAACTGGATCACTCATAGTTGATTTAACAACTTCTACTCCAACATATTTTAGTTTATTACAAGGAATAGGTTCATCTTCACCACGATCTCTCACATCTAGAATATAATGTTTTTTAGATTGATAAACTCCAACAGCACAAATTGCTTCTCGTTTAAAATAAAATCTTGGATCTCTAGAATATAAAATATCTTTCGCCCAGCTAATAATTCCATCATTAATAATTTTATTTAATTCGTTAGCTTTTTGATATACTATTGGTGTTAATTGTTCTTGTTCATCATCATCTGTATATAAAAATGTTGTACCTATTTTATCTAAAATTGGTTTAAGTGTTAAATGTGTAGAATCTGTATCAGAATAAACATAACACTTAGTATTTGTATCATATTGTTTCTTTATATATTCTTCTGCAATAGCACTTGCAGCTTTAATTACTGCTTGTCCAGTATGTGTAATAGATGCAGCATGATCAATATCATAAAATGGAGCATATTTATTAGCAAATACACCATATATACTATTCAATAAAATCTTAAGAGTATATTGGAGAATATCTAATTGTTCAATTCTTTTTATATTTTCTTTATATTCTCTTGTACTCTTTTTAAGTCCTACATTTGCATTTTCGAGTTGCATCATTTCATTTTTAGCTTCAACTCGTTCTGCATATAATCCATCGACATAAGTTGGTATAATACCTTTTCGTTTTTGGGAATATAAGACATTTGCTTTAGAACATGCTATTTTTTCTTTTACAAGCCATTTTTGAAATTTCTCTATAGGTATTGTTGCAAATTTACCAGAAATAGTTCTAATATCTACTTCTCCAACATCTTCATCTCGTCTAGTAATTTTCCCTATTTTTGTTTCTGGAGATAAATTTAGAGATATAAGAACGTTTGGATATAGACTATTTGCATCAAATGTAATAATAGCTTCACGCATTCCAGGTTTTACTTCTTTTACATATCCACCAGCAAAATTTTCTTTTTCTGCATTTTTGTCAACATAAAATGTAGGTAAGATTTTACCTTGATCAAGTGCTTCTTTTGATATTGCACCTGTAATAACTGAAATCTTACCCATTGCAGATTCAAGAGATGTAAATCCTTTATAAGTTATCATTCTCATGATTTGGAGAAATCGAAGTTTTTCTTCTAATCTAATTAAAAGAGTTACATCATGAATATTATATTTTGTAAATGTAGACCAATCGTCTTGTGATAATCTAGCTAAGTTAGGTGCATTAAATGCTACTTTCTCTTCACCAAGTTCAACTTGAGCTATATAATTTAAACTATAAGATTCACGCTCAGTTCTTGAAAAGTTTTTATATGCTAACATATAATCAATACAAGACATTCCATGAATATGCCATCTACTTAAATCTTTACCATACATTTTTTGTACGTTCGGGCGCCAATAAAGTGAACCAACTGGCGATAAACTATCTCTAGCTCTTTCACCTATTATTTTTTTGATTCTATTTATTATATATGGAATATCAAAATATTCAGAGTTCCATCCAGAAACAATATCGGGATAATTACTAGTCCAATATTCTAAAAATCCTTTTAATAATAATGACTCATTTTGACATTGATAATAAGTTACATTAGGTAGTTCTGGTGTATATGGTTCTTTTAAGCCAAATGTATGATAATGACTTGTAAGGCTATCCCAAACTGTAATAAGATTAATTGGATGTTCAGCTCGTTCAGGATTTGGAAAAGAATTAGGAGAATATGTTTCAATATCTAAAAAGAATGTACGAAGTGGATTAGACATTGAAGCTACTAAATCATCAAATCTATATTTATCAAGTAAATATTGTTGCTCTACTCTGATATTATAAAACAACCGATGAATGCCAGAATCACTAGCATATCTTCTTCTATCAAATTCACTAGGAAATTCAAGCTTTTTTAAAGGAGTATCATATATTGAAGTTGCATCATTATGATTTTGACTTTCAACAAAAAGATATGGTTTTATATCCTCAATTATATGAGTTCTATTTCCTTTTTTATCCCAACCCCAATTATGAATAATCCGTTTTCTAGGATCATAGTGTACATTACGCCACATATTTATATTCCGTTACTCTAATTCCGCAATGTTTAAAAATTTGTTTTGTTGCCCAAAAATTATATCTTTCACCATGCTTTTTATCTAAAACTACTTTATTAACAACAACTGTAGTTATTCCCTTTTGTGCTATAATTTGTGCGCAATTACAACAAGGATAATATCCTTTTTCAGAATATAAAAATAAAGTTGAATTTGCTAATTTATCTGTTGCATTTAAAATAGCATTAACTTCTGCATGAATAACAAAGTTATGCTTCATTTCTTTTGTCCAGATATCAGTTTTACCTTTAATTGGATCAATAATATCTAGATTATCTCTCATACCATATGGTAGTCCATTATAACCAACTCCTAATACTTTATTAGTTTTATCTTCAACTATAATAGAACCATGAATAGTATCTGGATCCTTACTTCGTTGTGCGATAGCATGAGCCATACGCATAAATGTTTGGTACCATGATGCTACTTCATATCTCATATTAATATTATCTTATATATAATGTATGATTTCAAGTTTTAAACATAGAATTTTCGTGAGTTATATTTGATTTTTGATCTGGGTTCAATCTTAATAATTTTTCTCGTTTTGGATCATTGATCTTAGTGAAGTATAATTCTACAAATTCATCTAAATGGTCGTCCAACCACATAGTATCAGCATATTTACGTGCTTCATCACTATGTCTCATATACATATGTTCATCTTTTAATAATAAATCTAATTGATCAATTAAATCTTGACCAGTTGTGAATAATAACGGAGCA